TTTCCCCAGCGGTAACATTGAAGGTCTCATCAAAGGAGACGGCTTCTCCTTTTTCAGAATCTGCTATTATGTATTTTGGATCTTGAAGGCTGCTGTAGCTGATATCCTGTTCCCTTAAATTCTCTAGGTTTCTTCCCAACCTTAAGCGCACGTAAACCCCTTTTTTGGAATAATTCCAAAGGTACCCGGTAACCGTTATCCTGTACAAGCCTGTTTCTGCTACCTGGAATGCTTTCATATTGGAATTGGCAGTATTGTCGATCATCTGACCTGCTGTAATATCAGTAGTGTAGGCAAACGTATTGCTCATCAGCCATTGAACATAATGTGAAATCGGCCATACCTTTTGTTCCGTCCAACTTGCACTTAAGGCATTGCTGCTAATTTCTCCAGCAACCTGCCCTTTTGGCAACGTTAAAAAAGTATCTTTAAATTCTGCTTCTTGAAATATAGATCCAGAATAAGTAAACCCGAAAGTTTCAAAGATCCGCTGCCATAAAAAGGAAATGGAAACCGATGGGATGAGGTAATCTATATTCAAATAATTGGTGGTGCCGTCAACATAATGGGTCAGGCCATTGTAATCAGCAGCGAGGTACGCATAGAATGCATTTCCAATTTCCCAGTTATCTTTAATCGTTGGCAAATCCTTGGTGTGCAGTAACTCGGGGAATGGTATTTCTTCAAAGGTGATATTGTCGAGAATCTTAAAGAAGTCAATATTCCCGTCATAAGTGGCCAGCTCATAACTATCATCATTGGTTTGAATAGGAACCGCCCAACCTGAGAATACAATACAGGTATTGCCTACGAACAATCTGGCCGTATTCTTTTGATATGGAAGCTGTGAAGTGCTCCCGGTTATTCCAAGGCCCATGAAAAATGCGATGTTCCTGGCAGATCTTGGCACCTTGAATGTTTTGCTGAAATTGGTTTGCCGGGATGCGAGGTCTGCCAGACTGTTCACCTGTTTGGTATAGCTGATTTTCTGCTGCTGATCTAAATCAATCTCGTGCTCGTTGATGAATAATCTCATTACAAATGCAGGTTATAAAGGTCGAATTCCACGGTGACCTGTTCCCGGTTCCTTTCTGTTTTCAGTTTCTTGGATTTTAGCGTAGAGGATTTCACGTCAACGCCTATCCAACTCTTGGCGGTTTGTCTCTGGAAGAGATCGCTAACGTACATCTCCACTCTTGGGGATCCAATGAACTCTTTGAAATTTTCCATTTCCCAGAGCTCTAAAGCTTCGGTTTGGAATTCCATTCTAACCGAGGTTAATTTATCGGTGATCGATCTTCTAATTGTATTTTGGATCCCATCAAAATCAGATCTTAAGCTAAGGCCTTCTTTCGTTTTCAAATCTTCGGACACTTCCTTTTCAAACCGGATATATCCAAAGCCCCCGGAGTTCCGGTAGAATTTGAAGTAAGGAGCGCATTTGGAAGGAACTTTATTCACTACCAGATCAATTTTGCTGATGGTCCCAAACTGCAATTCTAATCGGTTGATCCCAGATTGCATGGGCATCACATCATCGATAGTGAAGTTTTCACTGCCCTGGGAAAAGAACAGCCTGTTGGTATATTGCTGCACATCCATCGCCACGCTATGTCCTGTGGTTTTGTTCACGATGGTCAATTGCTGATTGACGTTGCTGAATACTGGAAGGTCAAAAGGATAGCCCTCGTAGTAGGTTACCTTGTGGTTCACCCCGTCAAGAGGCAGGAGAATATAATTATTGGCGATGTTCTTTTCGGCGTAATTGGCTATCTGGCCCACCGATTTCAGGAAGTAGAAAGATGAGGTGTAGATGAAAAATCCATCGCTTAGTTGAAGTGATAGGTTCAGGAATAACGAAAGATCTGAATAGACATATCCTTCTGTTTCAATGTTTGGTAAAATATCATCTGCAAATTTATTCTGATTGATAAGTGTAGAAGCATAATCCTTGAAGTTAAGATGATATTCTCCTGTTGGATCTGGGTATAATGTAACGGGCAATTGAGCATTACCGGTAGTGTTTAGATTCAGGTTTTCCCCTGCCTTGAACCGGATTACATTGTCATTGAAAGCATTCAATAAAGCTCCGGTTTCCAAAGCCTGGATCATTTCAATTTCTAAAGAAGACGCCTCATTGATCTCCCCTGAATATACCATTCTGTTAGATGCGAAGAAGGAGAATATACTTCCAACTCCTGTGAATTGAACGTAAAGGTAATATTCGTCTATGCTTGTGGCATATTCACCGCCCGGTACAAGGTCAAGATCAACGGCATCTTTCAAAGCCTGATTAAGATCTGCACCAATAACAGCTTCAAATGCTGCTGCTCGTTCCACTACATAAAAAAAAGTAACAAAGCGAACATTCCCCAGCCCATCGGAATATCTCCAACCGAAATATGGTTGTTCATCTATAAGATCTGTAATTCGTATTTTTAATATTGCTCCCATTTATGCGGCTTTTAATATGTTTCTAAAATCAGATTGAAAATCAACTTCCCTCATAAATTCCTCTCCCACTTCATCCAGCATCCTGTAGAGATATTCCCCCATGTACAGGGTAACGATATCAGAAATGACTTTCCCTTTGTTGTGTTCATTGGGAACTTTGATTCCTTCCTTCGCAATCTTCCTGGCAATTATGAATGCAAACTGTTTTTTCTTTTCCACAAATATGGCCGGCAATCCCCTTTTCACTTCGATCCATTCCTCGATAGCTTTGAGCGGTGGAAATTTTGAACTTGATCCACGGCCGTATTCCATGAAGATGGAATGACCTGACCCGTACATGGTGAGCTTATTCTTTTCAACGGTGTACTCCAGACCATCGGCAAATGAACCAGAGGCACGAAGTCCTAACTTATCATAGTTGGCTATCAGATCCTTTTTGAATCTCTCTAGGTAGCTGGTATAGATTGCTTGGCGGTTCATTTCTTTTTTGGCGGTTCAGTTGTATTATCAACATTAGGTTGATAGACATTTGTAGGGTTATTTGATTCCCTCATATTCTTAAATTCCTCCATAAGTTTTGCAGCTTCCTCAAGGGTTTGAAGCCGCGCCTCCTGATCCCTTAATTCGCTTGGACTTAATTCATATTCTTCATCTTCCTCGGGGTGAGGTATTTCTTTTCCTATCAATATCAACCCACCTATCACAATAGGCAGGATCACCAGCGCTCCAAATACCCACGCCAATATTGTAAGGTCAAATAACCAGAACATAAATGCCAGTGCAGCACAAAGAACTATTCTTGATAAGCGGTTTTGATATTGTTTTTTCATTGCTTATTGAAATCAAAAACTTTCTGAAATTGACAATCATGACAGAAAGTAATATTGCTTAATATTTGTCTTTCAAATATCTTTTTGCATTTCGGGCATTTTGCTTTTTCGGTGTAATGATTATTTTGATGATTCATACCGCTAAGGTTGTTTCAATTGTGAACCTGATTTTCAGGCCATCCATATTCGTGTCAAATTCATCGTACACCTCGATTTTCTTCCACTGCTTGACCCGGAAGCCTTCGCAGTCAACATACTGGTCCCGGAGTTCATCGGCGACAGTTTTTAAATACTGAACAGCAGCTTTGTATTTTGTTTCCTGAGATTCATCACTGATTCTGGAGCGGACCATTATAAGCAACTCCCCGGTAAAGTTGTGGCCTTCGCAGGATCCGTACTCATTGATCTTGTCATCCTCATCGTGCCATAGAAACAGGAGGTACTTGGTTTTGTTTTCAAAGTTGGAGCTGGTATCATCATCGGCATCGATAAGGTTCTGCCAATGCGCTGATCCGTATTGGTACACCAGTTCCATTCTTACTGCGATCTGTTCGGTTTGGTCTACTATCATTTTTTAGATATAAATATTTCTGGGTAATCTCTTCTTAAAACTCTATTGCCTAGAACCCCTTGAAGAGAATGAAGCCCATTAACCCAATCCTTTATTTCACTTGGATGTGTTGATTCTAATTGAACAAACCTATTATGAGCTTGAGTAATTAAATTCATAATTTCTTTTTCCTCCGGAGTAAATGGTTCTTTCATTTCAGTTTTGAATAACGTTCGTTATAATCATTTTGAATTTTATTGAGCAACGTTTTTCTAAGGACAACCCCGTAAGGCAATTCAAGGACCTCATCCCACCTGGACACATCTCCATTTGCTAAGCCATCTATTGATGGCACATCATCCAACTGGTCAAACTCCTCTATCCCCGCTGCGATTTGTTTCTGTGTGGGCTTCTTGTGGAGTTTTTCTTTTTCCACATCATATATATTTTCAATCTCCTCCACGATCCACGCATAAGCTGCAAATACATCGAATACCGAACAGTTATAAAATTGCTGATCCGTATTTATGGGAAACATTCCCGATAGTATTTCCTTCACTGCATTAAGATTTGCCTGGCTTAAATTCTGCTTTATCTTAATGATCCATTTATATTCAATTTCAAACAGATCCTTTTTCCTCGGCTGGATCTTGTAATATAAATCTTTGTACTTAAGCGCAATGCTTTGCTTAGGCCGGATGTTCTGAAGGATCACATCGATGAGGGATTTGTCTTCAGTCAGGATGTACTCCTCCACGGTTATATCTTTGAATATCATAAGGCTTTACTGTCTCCCCAATCATCAGTTCCTGAGGTTGTTTCTGTTTCCACGATTCCTGTCAAAGTATCAGGAGCATCATCAAATTTATTAGCACTGAATTCTTTTTTATACTTGGTAACATCCTTATAAAATACTGGCCATCGTATATGCCAATCATCCGGAAAAACAATTAAGCGGTTCACGCTTGCTGAATTGGAATAGATCCTGCTTTCTTTATTTCCGCTTTGATGAAACCAGGTAATTGTTGAAATCCTTCCAACCAATCTCTGCACATTCCTTGCAAATCCCCTTCCTCCGTTATTGCTTTCAATACGCGCCTGGTTAACTATCCTATTCATAAGCATTTTAGCAGTCTCAGGTTCTGTCACCTCCATTGGTTTGTCTGTATAAATCACATCCAGAACATACAGATGTTCATCTGTTGAACTCCTTGGAACTCCGTAGTTAATCGAACAAAGATTATCCTTCCCGGTATCAGCGGTATCGGTGTAATTCTTAATAGTTTTAAAGGCCGGTAGCTCTGAGTAGGTTTTAAAGGTGTTATACATCAGGCCTTCTTTGCTTACTGGATTGCCCTGGTAAAGACAATCGAACATATCAGGATCTTTATCCCTGGAAGATTGAAGCTTTTCCAAAGAATGCTTTGCTGGCCACAACGGTTCCCCGGGGTTCCTTGTATCAAAAGCATTTGCTTCATCTTCTTTTATTGCCGGGAGATTGATCTTTAAAAACTGATCAGGCCTTAAGCTTGCAATGATCTCATCCAACTCTATTTCCCCATTCCATTCAACCACATAACCTTTTTCCTCGAGAATGGCTATAAGATCATTTTCACTCCATCGGGTGAATACTATGAGTTGTTGGCTATCATTGTGCAATCTGGTTTCAGCTACAGACGTGTACCAATCCCAAGTTCTTCTTTGAACAATTGGAGAATTCCCTTCTTCCCAACCTTTATACAAATCATCCATTATGAGAATATCAACAGGGTCTCCTGTGAGTGGCCCACCTACTCCCACAAACTTCATAGATCCATCTGAGTTGATGGATTCCCTACTCGTATTGGTATTGGCTTTGGTTCCTGTGTAACCTCTCTCTGGATACCGTACCTCTGGAAAGATATCCTTGTACTCGGGTTCACGCATAATACTCATGATCTCCCTTCCAAACTTTTCGGCCTTGGTAGAAGCGTAACTTACCAGGGCAATCTTTTCATCTGGACGTTTACCGGCAATGTAGGCAGGTAACCTTCTGGAGCTTCCTTCGGATTTTCCGTGCTGTGGAGGCATAGAGAAGATCACATTCTTTAGGATTCCTTGTGCAAATAAATTCAGTATGTCATAGAACTTATTGTGAAACAATTCAGGTTTGAATTTCTTGAATGTGGTTCCCGTAAATTTTAAAAGGTCATTCCGGCTATCTTCTACATCATTCAAATACTTAAACCGCTCGTACTTAATAGCTTCCTCATGAGTTAGCATCCGACTTAATCTTTTCTTGAATTTTCTTTATGAACTCATTTCTTTCCTCTCTGGATTCAATCACCAGATTAGACTTTTGATCATTATCCTTTTCATAAAAACCAGTGTGTTTATGGATCATTTCCATAGCTTTCTCCTTGGAGACAAAGAAGAGTTTAACCGTGGTCTCAGAAACAATTTCTTTCCCCCTGGGGAATGTTCTGGTTGTGGTTTCGAATTTGGTAATTAATCTGCGTATTTCCGGTGGGAGTAATTTAACCTGCTCAGGAGAGAGTAAAAGGGTTTCAGTGATATCAGAGTAAGCCCAATTCTCTAGTTCCTCAAGCAGTACCGCGTGTGTGGTTCTGAGAGCTTTTTTAGCCTCATCTCTCTTGTACTTTATGTAAGTTTCAACCTTGACAATTCTTGACAATCTAGAAAAACGCTGCTGTGCAGATTCGTCTTTTGTTTTTGGATAAACCTTCTGATAAGCTTTAGTTCCATTGAAACTGTTAACGAACCATTCGTCAATCACAAGCTGGTATTTATGGAAGGTCTTTTCGGTCATTTAATTATCCCTGCTCCAAGCAGTTTCTTTTTAAGGTTTTTCAGGTTTAAGGCTGAAACATAAATGCAATCTTTGTTAACCTGGATTTTCTTTTTGGGGCGTTTTATTTCCTCAAGGAGCAATAATTTTTCAAATTCAGCTTCATTGACATCCCCATTTTTTAGGTTCACCTCGAAAATGATATGCCCTTTTTTAGGGATGATCCTGCCTACAAGTTTGTTTTGTTTCTCTTGTTCGGCTTGTTTTTCGATAACTATTTTGTCCTGGGATAGCGGCTGTATTTCTTTCATATCAATAAAATAAAACCCCTAAAATTCTCTCGGCTCCACCTTGAAATTGGGGTAGGCAGGACCCAGCTATACGTGGGAATAGCTTCGTTTTAGGGATTGTAAAGGTTGGATGATTTATAATACGGCAAGTAATCTGCTTATCCATTGGGGGGTATGGTTTTAAACATTTTGGGAATTCAATCGGGGAATCCCATAAACAAATGTAATATATTATATTACATTTTTAACAAGTTTTTTAAGTCATTTCCTAATTCTTTGTAATTTATAACGGTGTATCTTAAAACAATCCACCCCAGGGATTGGGCAAAATTATATTTTGAACAATCATTTGAATATCCTTTGATTGTGGTATGCCTGCTTTTTTTGCTGATCAATCCTTCATACTCGATAGCTATCATCAGCTCAGGGATAGCCCAGTCAAAGCGGAACTTCCGATCCTGTGAGAATTGAAGCTCCTCCACGTAACCAGGGATCAATCCTTCCCGGTCAAAAACCCACAGCAGCTTCTTGATGGTTTCTTTTTCGATGGAAACCTTTTCAATTTTAGGTAATTTGATTACGTTTTTGGTTTGTCCAGGTACGTTTTCGGTATAATTATTACCAAGCTTCAGCTTTTTTATGTCATCGATGGTCCACTGCATCAGAAAGGGAGATCATCTTCATCAGCATCTACGGCTACAGGTTCAAAGGCATCGTTGGGATCTTGGTTAGGAAGTTTTTCAAAGAACGAATCCCGCTCCTCCAGGTCATAAAACCGCATATACTGAAGATCGCAGCCTACAATGGTTTGACCAGTTTCTCCTCCACGGAATTTAGCAATGGATATTTCAGCCTGACCTCTGCAAGAAGTGTGATCATCATCATCCCATTCGTAGATCTTGTAATACTCCGGACGTAACAGGAACATAATCACATCGGCATCCTGCTCGATGGCTCCTGATTCCCTGAGATCTGAAAGGATGGCACGTTTGAAACCGCCTCGCTGTTCAACGGCCCTGGACATTTGAGATAATGCCATGACCGGAACTTCAAGATCCTTGGCGGTTGCTTTGAGGCTCCTGGAGATACTGCTGATCTCTTGCTCCCGGTTCCCGGTGCCGTTTTTCCCTGAGGCGCTCATAAGTTGCAAATAATCCACGAATATCATTTTGATTCCGTTTTCCCGTTTCCATTTTCCGGCCTGCACTTTGAGTTCCATAGGGCTTAAGCTTGCCTGATCGTGAATAAATATCGGCAGCTTTTCAAATTCAGCACGCTTTTCATTCATCAGCTTTCGCTCAAAATCCTCAAGGTTGTTAAGGGTTAATTTACTTGAATCAATCCCGCATTCCTCTGCAAGCATCCTACGTCCAAGATCCTTGGCGCTCATCTCCAGGCTGAAGATCCCAACGGGATTTCCCTGCTTAGCCATATGTTTCACCTCGTTGAGCATTAAGGCTGTTTTTCCCATCCCGGGACGTGCGGCAAGAATAATTAAATCTGTTTCGCGGTACCCGTTTAATTTTTTCTGAAGCTTGGCCAGGGAACTTGGAACTCCGGCAATGTTATTTTCTGAAGCATCAAAAATACTATCAACCACAGTTTTGAAATCAGAGGGTTTTTTCCTGATCAGCCATTGTGCAACATCATCGATTTGCTTTTGGGATTCTGAAAGCAGATCGAAAATATCCGATTCATCGTTGTAGGATTGTTCAATGATTTCATTGGCCACTCTGATCGATTGGCGCTTGACGTGCATTTGCATAACGATCCTGCAGTGATATTCGATGTGAGCAGATGTTGAAAACTTTTGGGTTAACTGGATCAGGAAGAACTCACCTCCAATTTTCTCCAGGGTATTTCTGGATTTTAATTTGTGGATGATCGAGAGCAAATCTACCGGTTCGCTTGCTTCGAACATCTCCAGCATCGCATTGTAAATTTCCTGATGTGCAGCTTTGTAAAATACCTGCTCATCCCTGAAAATTTCCACTACCTGGCCAATGGCATATTTATCCTGTAGGGCTATTCCCAAAATTGCTTCTTCAAGATCAATTGCCTGAGGTGGAATTTTTCCTTTCTCGAGTGAAATCACCTGAGATCCTTTTGGATTATAATTTGTATTTTGTAGTGGTTCTGCCATTATTAAAATCTTTTAAGTTTTCCTGATTCATACGAATCGGGTGCTGGGGTTTTTGAATATTTGTTTTGGTTTTCAATCCAGTTCCGGGAATATTTTCCAAGCCTGGCAAATAGAATTCTATCGGTAAATTCTAAACTTTCCTGATCAACGGTATCGTTAAAATCCTGTGCAAATTTTTTAGTATTCTCGATCTTGGATTTATACTTCATCAGGAAGTCCGTTTCAAACCTTTGGGGGTATTCAGTTTTTAGAAAATTAATCGCGCGCGACTCTCTCTTTTTCTTTTCTTTACTTTCCTTTCCTTTACTCTCCTTTACTTTACTTTGTGTACTTTCCGTGCGGATAACTTTTATATCTTGTATTTTCCCTGCGGAAAACCCCTTTTCCTTTCGTTTTCTATCTTCTTTACGCCTGTTTAGCATAGTTTCAAACCTCTCTTTCAATTTTGACGAAAAAATCAAATCGTCCTCAATTTGGAGTAATTTCAGCTTAAAACAGTAGTTGATTATCTCTTTTAAGAATTCCGGTTCTACGTCAAAATCCCCTGATAATAATTCAATATTAAGCTCTGACCATTCGTATTCAAAATCATTAGAATCAGTAAGGATTTCCATCATCATATTCCAGATCGCATACCCTTCAATACCAAACTTTCTCCTTAGGGCTTTAAGTTTAGGATCGTTCCTCATATCTGCATCGTGAGAAAAGTAATCAGCGTTAAATTTTTTTGGTCTAGCCATTATTGCTGGGGTGTTATATTGTTAATTTTTGGTTGCTTCTATTACTTCTTTGTAAGTCCAAGTTTCCATACTCTCACCTTTAGCCTTAAATCTCCAGGAGAACTTATCAAAACCTTCGTGGTTTACACTTGCCCATTTATGCATCCATCTACCATCTTCTCTTTGATAATTTTGTCCTATTAACTTTCCGTTTTTATCAAAAATATTTTGTCTCATAATATTTCTAATTAAAAAGTTCCATTAAATTACTTACCATGGTCATCTCCATTTTATCCGTTGCACCGGTGATGGTATTCCCCACGTGTCTCTTTGCCTGAATCATTGCGTAAAGCTGCTCATCAATGGTTTTTTGTCCAAGAAAGTAAGTACACATCACATTGTTGGTCTGGCCAATCCTGTGCGCCCTGTCCTCACATTGCACGCAGTCTGAATAAGTCCAAGGGTATTCAATGAATGCCACTCTGGAGGAAGCGGTGAGGGTAATACCAACCCCGGCTGCTTTGATATTACATATGATGAGCTTCACATCTGGGTTCTGTTGGAAACCATCTATTGCATTTTGTTTCTGCTCAGTATTATCTCTACCGGTAACAGTAACAGCGTCCGGGAATTCCTTTTTCAGCTCATCGACAATTACGTGATGGACCACAAAGACAATCAGCTTTTCACCTGCATCAATTACCTGGTGAATAAATTCTTTTGCCTCGTTCAGTTTTCCGTAAGCTGAGATCTTCTTAAGCTCTGCCATCTTCACCATGATCTCACCACGTAGTTTCTTAGCGACTTCCGCATCATCACAACCCTTTTCCTTCAGGTACTTCGCGAACTCATCTCGTGCCTTGTTGTAAATAGATCTGGTAGTGATATCGCACATAATGGTTTGGCGTTGCTTCTCTGGAAGATCTTTGGCCACATCCTTCTTTTCCCTCCGGAAGAAACAATGTTTGTTGAGCAGATAATTAAGTTCCTTGAGATTGGCGGCTCCTCTTCCACCTTCACAGTAACGCTCCAGGAATCCTTTCTTTCCTCCGAAATGTTCAAGGCGGTTCATTATTGCCAGCTGCGGGAACAGGTCCATTGGTTTGTTAACTACAGGGGTACCGGTTAGCAGAATCACCCGTTCTTTATCCTTGCAAATATTGAGGGTGAACTTTGCCTGTTGAGTTTTGGTATCCTTGCAGTTTGAAACTAAGATGCCATTAGCGAAGTAATTGTGGTTGTCTGCTATTTCGAGGTCATAAACGTATTTATCTCTTTCAGGACTTTTGGAAGGTCTTCCAATATTTCCTGATTCCAGAACCGAATTACCTTCCACCCTAACGAGTTCAATACTTTCGTTTTCAATTCGTCCTGTGCTTTTACCTTGAAAGCTTTGTGGGAATGCCCATCTACTTCTATTGACAACTTTATTTCCGGTATTGCGATATCCGATTTGTAGCAGTTTGGAATTCTGCTGAATTGGTCTTTTACAGAAGCGGTTATTATTGGATATTCTATACTTTCTTCTGACAATCCCAATGCTTTGTGCAAGCGAATCTGAGGTTCTGTTAGTTGACCGTTCCCCGCTCTGAAATTGAAAGGCTTTCCTTTCTTTTTTTCTGAAACCAACTTCCTGACTTCTTCTAAATGCATAGGATTGGTTTCTTTCATTCTTTCCGAATACATTAATCTTAATGCCGGGTCTTGCATTTGTTTGATAGCAGCTGCTTTGTTTTTTGCGATCTTTTCGGGCGAACGTTGAGCTTCCAATACTTCTGGTTGTCTCATTCTCCATTTTGCAGAACAGCTTTGAGAACAAAACCTTTGCTTTGATGCTTCTTTTCCGTGCCGGGTTTGTGTGAATTTTTCCCCACATTCTAAACACTCTTTGACTGGCAATGGTTTCTTTTTGTTCCTGTCCATTTTTTCTCTGACTGCCGGTCTGGAATTCACTTCTTTGGATGCACAACTCTTTCCGCAATAAATCGCTGTTGTTTTTCCAGTTTTCCTCGTCCAGAAATCTTTCTTGCAATACATACAAGCTTTCTCCACTTCGTACCGATACTGCTTCTTTCCATTTACGTCCGTCCACGTATATTTTATGGTTTTCGGTTGTGTGTATTTCACGGTTACCTGCTCTGACTGAATGTATTTTCCTGCCTTGCTTTTCATTTTTCCAAAAATTTATAATTCTCTTGAAAGATACGGAATTGTCCGAAAGACACATAGACGCAACTAATAAATTTTGCATTCTTTTTTCAACAATTTCACCAATCATTAACCAACCTTTATTTGTCAATATTTTGGTTTCATAAGTAAAACACCTATGGGATTCGTCTACGATCACAGATTTCAACAGGTCCACTCTTGGATCCATAATGATATCCTTGGAGGTTCTCAGCTTTCCCTTTGGAGGCATATGCTGAACGAAATACTTCTTCAGGCTCTCATAGTTCACAATGAATACATCGGCCATTCCTATTTCATAATATCGGGGCCAGTTGGATTTAATCTTGTTATCCAGAAGCATCGCTTTGCGATCTGTCCACATTTCCCATTCCCGCTTCCAGTTGATCTTTGTGGATGCCGGGCAAATAACCAGGGCCGGAAATACATCTTCACCTTTGAGAAAATCGGCATATAGAGTGGCAATGCTCTGCAAAGTTTTTCCCAAACCTTGTTCATCCCCATTCATAAATCGTTTCAATTCCAAACCCCTTGCCACTCCCTGAGTTTGATAAGGCCGGAACCCAAACCCATCTGGATGGGATAGTGGGATCTCAACGGCCAGTTCCGGAAGCGGTGCAATGTTCCCAAGTTCCTGAGGGGACTCATCCACTTTGTAGTATTTGGCCTTGCAATAATTCTGAAGGAGTACCAGATTCCCTCTTTGGTTGAGTGGGATCCTCCATACCTTATCGGTATAATCAAATTTGGCTGCAGGTATTTTCTTTACCGCTGCAGTATTCCTTTTCCTCCAATGATTGAAATCAATGCGGACCTGGAACTCGTTAGTGTATTCTACTATTTGCATGATTATAAAAGTTCATATTGATTAATTCCCAGTAAATCGAAAACCTTAAATTCCGTGGTTCCGGTGTAGCCTTTTTGTAATTCAAGAACCATTGTTTGAATTCTCGCATACTGGAAAGTTTTACGAGGTAAGGCGGTAACAGATTTTAATCCGAATTTCTTTAACCTTCTAAGTCTCACATCTGAATCTGAAATTGTGAACCAAGGCATCAATGCGATTACATTATCTGATATCAGCATCATTTCCAAAAGCATTTTATAACCGAACTTCATTCCTCTATGATCTACCCATTCCTCAGGAGCATTTTTTAAATAGGCTGTTTTGGAAGAAAAGGGAGGATTTAAAAGAATGCAATCCCATTCAAGGTTCCGGTACCTGTCTCTTTCTAAAAAATAGTCCTCCGGCCGTTCTACATCATACCCTAATTTTTCAATGGAACGAACTAAATTTCCAAGTCCAGGTGTAGGTTCTAAAATTTTAGCAGCATCAAAAGGAATCATTGAAGCCATATATTTACACACTTCAACCGGTGTTTGAAAATTAATGTCTATTTCCATTTTGAATTTTTGATTTATAGAGTTTAATTAAACAGTTTCAATTGCCCCGTTTGATTTAAGGCAGCACACTCGGTGCATTCTTTTTCTTTTTTGGTAATGTTCCAAGCGTTGTTATTCAATCCGCTGTTACAGCTTACGTAACCGCCTTTAACATAATGCTCCATACCATCAATTATAACTGGGCCTTCTTCGCATACCGGCAAACCGTTTTTAATAATATGGAGCATTTGAGTTCTCATTATGCGGCTTCTGTTTTCGCATCAGCTTTTACTTCTGTTTCCGGTTCGAAGTCCTCAGCCTCATCTCCAAACTCCATGGCCACTTGTGCCCTTTCAGATTCTTTCCCTTCCATATATTCCAGGATCTCATCCTTCAAATCTTCGATGCACTGCACCAACTCTTCAAAGAATTCATAGCCATCATCCTTGGCTTCTCTCCTGGTACTTGGAGTTTCAAAACTCACGGCTTTTCCGCTGACAAGGAATTTCATTCCGGATATTTTAATGGAAGTTTCCCCGTTCTTTTCCTCCAGGGAGAAACCTTTGACCTTAAATTTAGCCAGCAGTTCTTCATCCATCTGCTCGAGATCGATGTTCTTAACCACCTCTGGTTTATTTTTCATTTCTGTCAACAAGACAAAATGAGGGACTAACTTATCAAAGGCATTTCTCAAATCTTCGTGGATGGGAGAATCAGCCTTGGCCTTGATGTTGGTTTTTCTACCTTCATCGGTTTGGGTATATTCCCACATAAGGAATATGGAACCCGTGATCTGTGCATTCTTGATTTCAATGTGCATAGTTTCTGGTTTTAATTAATAGATAGTTTAAATAAATAAATTGATAAAATTGCAAGGCTCATACTGATCACCAGGATACCCAGTGCTGTTAGCGTTTGTTTTCTGGAATTTCCGGTATGGTTCATAATTTGGTTTTAATGAAAATTAATTTTCCGTGAACGCCATCCCTCACTGAGATTTCCCCATCGATAAATAATTGGTTCAATTGAACTTTGATTTCAGGCATAGCGATGCCAGACCGCTCAGACAAGTGCACTGCCATAAGGCCGCATTTGTTTCCGGTTTTTAAAGAATTTTCCTGAATGATCTTATGGAGGGGGGACTCGTGTAGCATTAATTAAAAGGGGGTTTTAATTTAATTCTGTTAATTTTAATTTTATTATTATTAACTGTATTTTGGAGATATGACCTGGATCATCAAAGACCTCTTCAGTATCACCATCAAAGTCTCTAACATGAATTAGTGATTTTTCGCAGCCATCAACAATGTTCATCAGCTTCCGTATTGTCTCATATTGAGATTCACATATTCTTTCAAGTTCATGGTGTGAATGCATGCTCCTTCCTTTGTATTTATTTTGATATGCTGCCATAATTAAAAAGGGGTTTTTTTGAATTGGATTACAGTGCCATTATCGGCAACGGTCACGGTTTTTCCCGTGGCATTTTCTACTTCAGATTTGAAGAGTTTTTCATCGCTATTGCCATCAGATAAATGGATCAGTACAATGTTGTTCACTTTGCTCAGGTCATTCTTTCTCAGGAAGCCAATACAAGTGTCCAGGCTCATATGCGATTGCATCACCCGGTTCTTAAGAAACTCCTTTTCTGAAAGCTGCACCCTTATTACCTCGTGTGAATAGTTGGCTTCAATAATTATGTTGTGAAGGTTCCTGAAGGTAAATGGGGAATACATCGTATCTGTAAGGAAAAGAACATTACCCGTGTCCGGATGGTTGATCAGGAACCCGCAAGGCTCTGCAGCATCGTGTTCTGTTTTAAAGGACATCACCTTGAAGCCTCCAACCTTATAGGATTCGCCTAAACACATTGCTAAAGCCCTGTGATTTCTAATAGTCCCGCAAGCTTCATGCGTTCCTTTGGTTGCCCAAACATTTACACCCGATGCCATCACTTCCTTAATTGATTTGCAGTGGTCCTGATGTTCATGAGTAACCAATGCGCCAACAAGTTTGGTAAGGCTAAACCTAAGCGCCTGTTTGATAGCCTTGATGTTCACTCCACATTCAATCAACAAAGATTCTTTGTCATTTTCTAAAATGTAGCAATTGCCAGAGCTCCCTGTACCTACAACTGTTAACTTCATAGTATAGCTTCTTTGACTGTTAAACCTCTATTTAGCCTCCCAATTAGGGTTGAGTAATTGGTATTGGTTAATCTTGATAATTCGCTACAGGAAATCTTTTCGCCTTTATAAAGAACACGCCTGTTATCTTTCATTTTATTCTGTTCAGATAGCGGAATCCATCTACAATTTGAAGGTTCATAATTACCGTATGGATCAATTCGATCTATTGTAAGATTTTCCTTATAACCGTTATCATTTGCCCAGTTATAGAAATTCATAAATCGATTTTTCCAATCTTTACAAACATTAACTCCTTTAGCTCCATACCACTTATAAGCCCTAGATTTCTTATTTGAACATCTCTTTTTCATACCACCCCAAATTGTATAAATCCTAGTTCCTACGTGTCCAAAATTTTCTGATCTCCTTTCTGGTTTTTCAGAATTGTTGTATTGATCCTGGTAACACCCGCAACTTGATACTCCTTTTTTTCTAAGTGCTTGTAGAGTTATTGTAGTTGACTTACCGCAATCACATTTGCATTCAAATGTCCTTCTCTTGATAGGCTTTGGCAGCTCACTTATTACAGTGAGCTTACCGAACCTATTTCCTTTACTTATTTCAATCTTCTTCATATTAAAATCCCGGTCCTTTACCAGTTGATTCTTCAGCGGCCAAAGCTGCTTCATATTCCCGTTGGTTTTCCTCATCTTCATTTGAAGCTACTTCCTGATATCCGGCATCCTCTGTTTCTTCCTCTTCAAATCCAATGGATTCCTTGTTTGCTTTTTCAGCAATTTGATGGCTAACGTGAGCTTCTGTTGGAGATGCTTTTGGTTCATCATCATCACCGTAAAGCCCTGCATCATCGGAACTATTGATGATTGTTTTGCAAGCCCTGTTGATTACGGTTTTCTTTGACATCTCCCCGGGAAAGTTTTTGTGAGCAGGAGAATTCCCATTCATTGGTCCCTGGTTCCAAGCCTTCTTAATATCCTCCATGATCATGATGGTGGTATCAATAGATCCGTCTTCCATATTTGCTACAGCATACACTCCAAGAATTTCCTTGGCAAGACTTTCCAAAGTCTGAATGTGCTTTGAAACCACGGTCAAACCATTAGGGGTGATGGAATATTCAAACTGATCCCCTTTATAAATGATATTGGCGTGCATTGCTTTCAATCCAAACCTTTTTGCAGTGGCAATGGATCCCTGATAGGAAGGTTGACATTCTAATTTGTTGCCATACACCAGGAAATAACATTGTTTCTTAATCGGGTTCAATCCGAGGGTTACCATTTTAAGCATTGCGTTTGCAACGCTGTTTGGGGTGCACACTTCAAGTGCTGCCTTACCACCTTTATCCTTGGTTTCCTGAAGGATCAACCAGGCTGATCTTGCCGCGTTCTCCGGAGAATAATCTTTGGGGAATTGCACACCTGTTTCTTCAAGTCTTACGATCCTGTCCAGGATCACTTCAAACTTATTTTCTGTTACTGCCAAACTTTTGTTTTCTGTACTCATGACTTATTGATTTATTTAATTAAAGATTCTTTTAAACATGTGCCGTAAATTGGCTGCATAGGACTATTGAAAGTCTGTTGCTTTAACCAGATCCTTCCGGTTTTCCCCACCTGCTCCAGCTCTTCATTGTCGAGCTCGAAACAATAGGTGATGGTACCTTCCCTAAAATTGTGGTACACCGGTAAGGTTTCATACTCAGGCTGATCTTCAGCAAGTCGAACATTTACCTCTGGAAATTCCATTGCTTTCATAGGCTTGTTAATTGATTATTTTTTCTTTTGATGATGATACCACGAACTGTATATCCTGCCCTGGTTTTTGATAGAAGGTTTCTAACCTGCTCCTATCTTCGTACTCACTGCCAAGCGAAGTTTTCAATCGCTTAACAACTTTTTGACCGTCCTTTAATTCTAAATAGTAGTGTTGATTTTTCATTGTGTACATACATTTTATTGAACTGTTCGTTCCTTTACTATTTTCAGAGCTTCATCTCTTGAAGATGCTTCGAATGGTCCGACAGCCATCTCACAAAAAGGAGATTCTGCAGCTTCAACTACATCTCGATTTTCGAAATATCTTTTAGCTTGGTAGCTTCCACTGGTGTGTTTATATCCCCACCATAAAATTGATGTTGCCATAACTACGCTGGTATTGCTAAGTTCATAACCTCCTCAATCCTCAGCTTTTTATCCTTACCTGAAACTATCAGGTTGATGATTTGGGATTGACTTTGGATGAGATCTATTACCGATTCGCGGTTATCAATAAAAACCGGCGCGTTGACCCCATAGAAATCACATAGGGTGTTTATGATATCGATACCGGCATTAATTCTGGAAGCTGTGTTGGCATCGCTGAAAGGAACTCCATCGATAAGCGCTTTACAGGTTGGAACCTCTCCACCGTTAACCTGCAGTTCAAAAAGCTTGAAGTTTACAAACTCAAATCTTTTATTGATCAGGTTCTCCAGGGTTTCAATTTTGGCCTTGGTGAAATTCTCGATAACAAACTGATCCATTTCATAGTCTGCTATCTGTTGAGCCAGTTGTGATTCTTCTTTTTGAAGGGATTCAATCCTGGTATTGGCATTTTTGATTTGATCCTCTGAAAGAAGTCGGGATTTGATCTTGGAGATCTCATCAGTGTACCCGGCCTTTTTATCTCTCAGGGCTTCCATATCGATCCCTTTTTCGTTCGCCAATTCTTCCTCAAGGATCCCTATTTGGGTTTGTTTCTGAACCAAATTTTCATCATCCTCCAGAAGTTCAGCGACTATCTCGGCCTCGGTTTTTACCTTGGTATTGCTTTGTTCTGCTTTCAGGGCTTCGCTTAAAACAAGCAGCTGCTCATTGGATTCCGCCAATACAGCCTCCCCTTTCAGGATCCTTGTTTTTAGTTTCTCAACTTCAACCTTTGCGGTTTCAATGGTTACGGCATTGCTCTTTCCTTTTGCCGCCAAAGCGTCAAGATCTTTTTGTTTGTTGGTCCTGAAATTTTCCTCCATCTCCTGGCGCTTTTCCTCCACATCTTCAAAAGCGAATTCCCGTAAACAGGTAGGGCATTTACATTCTTCATCATCCATCAGGAAGGCCTCCGCATTGCGCTCTGTCCATTGTTTCCGGATGTGGTCATTCTTTTCGCTGAAGAAAACAATATCTCCAAGCTCATTTTTAAGCACGTTTTTAAACTGGGTAAGGGCTCTGGTCGCTTTGTCTATCTCAGATTGTTTTTCAGAAATTTCAGCCGTGATTTTTCCCTCAGCTCCTTTGGCGTTCCTGATTTGTGCCTGAGCGGTTTGTCGGGCCTTGAATTCCAATTCCTGAAGTTCACTTTTAAGTAAATAAATTTCCTTTTGGATATCCTGTCTTTTATTCAATACCTCCTGCTGAGCTGCTACCTTATCAGAAATTTGATTGTCAACCGCTGCCAGTTCTTTTTCATTAGCCGCCAAATCCCTGCGTACATCTGCAAAATCAATAGCTTCAGGTTTACCACGTTCTACTTCATCTACCCGGGAAGGGATCATTTTAATTTCATCCTTGGACTTTCTAATGGAAGCCTTGATTTGCTTTTCATAATCGGCAATGGTTTTAGTTCCAATTTTTACAAGCAGCTTTTCAAAATCTGAATATCCCCTGGCGACATCAGCATCCGTCACTCCACCACTGATATCAATTAGGACCTGTCTTTGATCCTGCCATTTCAAGGTGTTGAAAGCTGTAGGACTGGTGATCAGTTTAAAAACACTTTCCTCAACCAGGGAGGAAATCTTAACACTATAATCCCTAAGGGTCATGGGAACATCGTTCCACTCATACAGGGTTTTATTTCCGTCGAATTCAGGCTCAAGCAAGCCTCTTTTTTTAACCCATATTTCCCGGAAGGTTCTTTTTAACTTGATTTCTTCCCCATCCACTTCAATAACAGCTACAACTTCGTGCTCTATTTTAGGGATCACATTGTTGAGTTTGTCCAGGGTTTTAAGTTCAAAGTTGGTACGGTCTGAACTGTCTTTTCCGAACAGCAACCAGGTAAAGGCATCGAAGATGGAAGTCTTCCCGGTTCCGTTTGCTCCCCAGATATTAGTTTCTTTCTGAAAATCGGTGATCTCCAGTTTCTTGATCCCTTTAAAATTGACCAGGGAAAGTGATTTGATTTGAATTGTTTTCATGATTTTTGATTTATAGATTTAAGAATGGTTCACTAGTTGTCTTAATTTTATATGCAATCCTTGAATAAAAAAATGAGTATGTACCAACAGGTCTTTGGCGGATTGTTCTCCTTTCAATGAACAGAAGATTATTTTGTGCTTTATCCCATAATCAATTACTTCTTTTACCTTTTTTTCAGAGTCCTCACTAGGAGTTACAAATGAGTCATCTTCCAGATTCATAACACTGTGAAGGATGTTTGTTAATTGAATTCTGGTGAATTCTGTGTAAAAACCTTCCGAGTCATCATCTGAAAAAGCTCGATCTAATAATTTTTCGTATTCTAGCTCGGTTTTACTAATGTTAATATCAAAAACCTGATTTACTGCCTCTTCTAATTCTTCCTTTGAAAATTCACTTGGCCTTACACTTCTTTTATTTCGTTTAGAAAACAAAGGGTGATCTACTGCTTTGAATAAGGCTAAGGCCATTTGATTATTCGGTTCAACTTCAGAAGTCCAGAAGTATTCGTGGTACCCTTCCGTTTTGGTATGCTTAACAACCCCTCTAGATTCCAAGGCTTTTTTCATCATCAGATCCAAATTGTACTTTTTCATAAAACCAGTGATTGAAATACTTTGCGTTACTTTTAAAGTTTCTCTCAGCTCATTAAGTATTAAAACCATTTTATTTATTTCCTCCGCTTGTGTTGCTTCAATCTTTTTTTGCGTATCCAAAAAAAGATTTTGAAGTTCGCTTCTTGATATTAGTGGTTCAATTTTCATTGCTTTCAATTTTTATATTTATCCAGCTCTCTTTTGAGCATTTTATTTTCCAGCTTTAATTTTTCGATTGCCTTTTTGTATTGAGATGCTCTTTTTATAAGGTCTTCTATCAATTCATTATCACCGTGATATCTCAATCTTACTTCTGACATATCTCTTTTTTTTTCAGTGATCAATTAAGTTTTGCGAGCTTAGCGATATAATTTTTCAACTCCTGGTTCTCGGCTTCCAGCTCTTCGATTGTTTTTAGGCAAAATTCCACAAATCCCATAGTGTTGTTTTTTAGTAAGTTGCTCAGGAGTAAAGGCCAAAAAGAAAGATGGAGAATACTATGAGACAAACAACAGCTTGTACTGGGGTGAAGAAATAGTAAACTGCTTTTAGAATTTTCATATTAAATTGATTATAGATTTATAATAGTCCTGATGATTGTTCCGATGATTAATGCGAAGAATCCGAAAATGATGATCCATTGCGCCAATTTTTCTTTCTTCATAATGATTCGGGTAAGGATTGAACATTATGATCTGCGGAAAAAGAGAGCATCACATAGAGAAAATTGCATACAAGCGGCCGGTCGCTGAATTTGGTGAGCATCCTGTGAAAAAAGGCTACCAGTTCCCTGTCTGTTTTCAGGGAGTTGTATTCATCCAGTTCGCTCCACAGTCCAAAAAATGCCAGTGGGTTCCCGATTGTTATTTTTTTCATTACATTTGCCATGATTTGTAGATTTAATGATTGTTGTTCAATTCAGTTATTAATCGGAAGGCCAGTTTAGCGACTGGCTTTCCTCATTCTTGATTTTTGACGGCGTGCCAGTATTTTCGCTTTTTCTTTTTCGGATAGTAAACCCTTTCGGACGGAACCGGTTGATACACCACTACCTTCAAGCTCCTTCTTCAGCACGCTCACGTGCTCTTTTATGAGGTCGGCAAAAGCTTCCAGCCGCTCCAGCCTATTTCTTACTTTAGCATCCATTAGATTTTTTCCTTTAGCATTGATCCCAGTTTATTTTGAGCAGCTTTCGCCCTCTCCATCTCCACGGCCAATTTCTCGATGGCAAACTTAATGGCCGGTATCAATGTCCGCGAGTTGTTATCGGTCAGGGGATTTGCCCCGCTCAGGACTTTATCCACGGTATGATATCCCACACGGGTTTGTTGGGAGATCATCGCTTTGTCATCTCCTGAGAGATATTTCCGGAAGATCTCTTTCAGATCTGAACTGATCAGGTTGCCGATCACTTCACTTTTAATCCCGGGAACTGTTTTTTGTTTTTCCATTATTTCTGTCATTATGCTTATTTTTCTATTAATATTAGTAAGGCTGTATAGCGCATTTATTAAATTGTAGTTGGCTTTTCCATAAATTAGCTTTACTTTGCTACAACAAATATACAAACATTTACCAACATACAAACATTATGTTAGTAAATTTTTAATAAAGTTTTAATTATGGAAGGGAACCTAGATAGGAAGAGGGTTAAAAAGCTTGCGGATAGGCACATTGCAGCCTTCAAGGAATGGGAGGAATCTAAATTCAGATTCTTTAGTCATCTAACGCTGATTCTAACCACACTTTTAGGTCTTCTTCTGACATTAGGTAGAGAAGCTCAAGGAAATCAATCCCTCTTAAGCGGATA